CTGCAACATTATCAATTCTCCAAGTCATAAGGAGATTGAAAGTTGCGCCTTGCTCGATTGTGAAGTTGTACTCACCTGCCATTTATTTACTCCAAAATTTAAGGGTGGATTACTTTGAGCCTTTGCCAAAATCTGTTGCTGAAGCATCCAGCCATTTTAGGATTGGACCAGCAGCGCCAGCGATGGCAGCCATTCCAAGAGTTTCTAAATTAGTCTCGCCTGCAAGATAAAGGGCAATTGCTGCCGCTGCTGCTGCGCGAAACCAAGAAAGTGAGATTTGCTTAAATTGTTCCATTATGTGACTCCCTTGTTGTTTTGACCTGTAAATTGTAAAACAGGCACAAATCGGTATTAGTTTGCTTTTTTTGCAGGAACTGGAACCATTTTAGCACCAACCTGCGTAACAATGCTTGGCTTTTTCATCCACCAAAACCACGGTGAAGTGTCATTGGCAAATTCTTCTTTGATTGAAATGTGAAGGTGCTTATGGTGCTGGTTTGAACCCGTGTATTTGCGGTTGCCTTGCTTGGCCTTTTCCTTTGACCAAATAAAACCGCTGAAAATTAAGTAATCTACTCGCTTATCTTCTTTTAGCTTTTCGAAGATGTCAGCGCAATCAATACCGTGTTTAGGGTCGTGGGTAAGGTCAACGGCCAAACCTGTATTGTGATCTGAATTCGGGCTTTGAACCTGATGGGCAGCCGATGGCAATAACCCATCTGATGCCTTCTTGCGCATTGGCTTCAGGGCGGTGGCTTGGCGTAGCACTGCCACTGCCGCTGGTGTTGCTTTCTTTACTAATTTCATTTTTTCCCCAATAGGTCTAAGACAATTTCCATTTGCGTTTCAAGGCGATTAACCGCATCTTTGAGACTGCTGCCACCGTTGGGCTTGAGTTCGTTCAAATAGTGCTTTACAAGCCATCTAACTGCCCCTGCAAATCCACTTACGATTGCAATGATAGAAACAATTAAGCCTGCCCAGTTTGCTGGTGTCATTTGCGCGGTTCTCCCGTTATGAGTTAAGTGATGTGATTTGTGCTTTAAGAACTGCGTTTTCCTGGGCAAGTACGCCGATGGTTTCACGCATATTTTTTAAGACTTCTTGAATGTCTATCTCTTGTTCCATTTATTCCCCCTCTAGTGCTTGGATTCGTGCTTCTTGTTCTTGTGCCAGTTGTAGCAAAAAGATAGGCAATTTTTCGTAAGCAAAGTAATCAACTTGGCCTTCTTCGTTATACAGAATCAATGGCAATAAGCCTAATGCTTCAGCTTCTTCGGCAATAAATCCATACTGTTGTTCTTGCTTGTCATCAATTTCAGGCAAATACTTAAAAGTTTTAGTTTGCAATTGCAATAATTTGCTAGAATCTATTGCATAAGGTTCCACATCGTGTTTTTTGCGCAATGTTGATGCAGTTGTTCCAAAATCACCTGCACTGTTAATTTGCATAGAACGGCCAGTAACGGCTTTGCCGTAGGTAAAAGCCGAACGCAATGTTCCACTGCTAGATAAATACAGGAATTGATTAGTTATTCCAAATGTCACTGAAGTATCAACAACTAAACCAGACCTTGATGTAATTGTGCCACCTGAAACAATAGTGCCATCAATGACCGTATCGCCACCAACTGCCAGTGTTGCAGTTCCTAATGTTGTTCCTGATGCACCGTTAAGTAGCAAACGGCGCATAATTCCGCGACCAATGGTTGAATAGGCAACGCCATCACTGCCAGGATTTGAAAACAAAAATGTATCTGCGCCAACATTGGTAAGAGAGTCCGTAGTTAGTGACCAACCTGCAATTGTTCCGCTATTTGTTGTGATTGATGTTCCTGATATTGCCCCACCAACAATAGTTGCTGAATTAGTGCTAACAAGGCCAGTCGTGCTTATTGACCAACCATTTGAGCCAATTCCAAAGAAACCTGATTGTGCATTAATTGTGCCTGTAATTGTGGCACCTGTTGCAGTCAAAAGGCCAGTTGAATCAATAACTGCCTTGCCCGCAATGTTAAGCGTTCCACCGATTATTGTTGAACCAGTAACGCTGCCTTGAAAGACTGCATTACCAGTTGTGGCGCTAATAGCCAAAGTTGGCGTTTGAGCTACACCACTTGCATCAGTAAGTGTTGCAGTTGTTCCATTGCTTACAGTAAATGAGGTATTAGCAACAACTGAAGTAATGAGAAATGTTCCATTATAGCCATCAGGTGCTAATCCGCTAACATTTACGCTTGTTCCAACACTATAACCGTGATTACTTGCAGTATATGTAACACTTGAGCCGTTACCTACTGCATTTGTTATGTTAACCGATCTGCCTGGACCAAAAGCAATACCACTTGCATCAGTAAGCGTTGCAGTTGTTGTATTGGCTACAGTAAATGTCGAACTTCCTGCAATGGCAGTAACTAAAAATGTTCCGTTATACCCAGCAGGTGCCAAATCACTAACGGTTACGCTTGAGCCAACAGCAAAGTTATGACCACTTGCTGTGTATGTAACAGTTGTTCCATTGCCAACAGCGTTTGAAATGGTATATGAATTTCCTGGACCGTAAGCGGCAAGCCCAAGAGAATTAAGAACCACGCGAGAACCAGTCGTTGAAGATGCACCTGAATAAACGGTTAAACCTGTCGCATCAATGGCAGTTAGTTGCTTTGTAGTTGGGTTTTGAATTGCGTACGCACTAGCTTGAAGCGAATTGACCGCTGTAGTGTAAGCAGTTCCCGCCTCTGCAAGAGCTGCGCTGGCAGCAGTTTGTGCGGCTGCGGCAGCAGAGGCGGCGGCTGCGGCTGCTGCGGCGGCTGCTGCCACCTCTGCATTGGTGGCGGCTAATTGTGTTGTGGTTGCAGCAACTACAGGCAAAACGCTAGAAACTGTGAAGTCAGCATTTTGAACAACGGTAACTGGCGTGTTAGTGATTTGCGGGCAAAGTGGCATCGCTCCCCCTAAATTGTAATGCTGTAAGGGTTAATGTCGGATGTGTTAAACGAAATGTTCCAGTTGCTTTGTGTAATTGTGTGCTTCATACCTTCAACCACAAGGTTCCACTGCAAAGAACGACCATCATAGGTTGTACGCTGAACGCTGACCTGATCGGCTAATTCTGTTGATAAGAAATCAGGATAAAGAAGCCCGTTTTGAGCAACTACTAAACCGTTGAAATCAATGCGCTCAATATAGGTATCAGGCAAGGCTAGTTTGCGTGATTCATACAAGGCTAGATTGGTAGCATTAGTATCTGTATTAACTGGTGCAAAGATTTCTTTTTTGACCACGCCATAGGCAGTAACACTTGGATTGTATGTTGAGGTAATTTGGTTGTTATAGCCACGCATAATGATTGCCTCATTAACCACATACTTTGTGCCTGGGTTTGTAATTAAATCTGAATAGGCAACTGTGTTACTTGCGCTTGAATCGCTAAAAAGCAATTGAGTTGGGCGGCTGAACTTGTCAGATAATGGCACCAAAGTAGCCACATTTGATTTTGAGATATAGAAACGGCCAGCAATAGCATCAACGCACTCTGTAACCGCTTCCATACATCCACGGTTTTGTGTAGTTGCAAGCATTGTGACTGCGCCAGTTAATGATCGGCTTGCACCGCTTGGCCAACCTGCAATAGTCAACATCCGACCAGCGCGACTTGCTGCTGTTTCAGAGTTGGCGGCAATTGGCAGTGCTGGCGCGAAGCCATCGGCAATAAAGCCAATGCCATCGTAGAAAGTCATTGTCACATTGGGCAAGAAGCCTTGATTAGTAAAGTTGTTTTCAAGAAATCCGTAGAACAATGGGTAGGCCGTTGAGTTCCAAGTAGCCACAATGCGCATTTGTAAGCCATCACGCAAGATGCTGTTGCCACTGACAACCCACGGGCTAGATGCGCTTGTGTTATCAGGGTCGTAATAACCTGATTCATTGTTAAAAATTATGCTTGCAAAACCAGCCTCATCGCGTAGATCAGCACGCTCACGACCACGGCGAAAATCAATCTGCACAACATCAGAAATTGTTACCGAAGTCCAAGTTCCACTTTTAAGAAACTGCACCGCAATACTTGGTGAAGTAACTCCATCAAATGCTGGCATTAGACTGTAACCTGCGTTGCATAGCGATTGCCACCCATACCGCCACCGCCACCGTTACGGCGGCTTGTTGTTTGAAGGCCAAGCTGAACTGCCTGAATGAGTCCATCGGCTGAACCAACTACATTGCCAGCATTGACAATTACATTGATGCCGCCTGCTGCATTGCGGGTGCTATAAACTTTGCTGCCACCGCCAACTGGAATTGAACTACCACCTGAAAGCGCTTTTTGGCGTGCTGCCAATTCTTTGCGAGCATTTTCTGTTGCAATATCAAATTCGGTTTTTGTATTCTTTTTAACGGCTGTTGTGTTTTTATTGAGTGCAGCAAGGAACGCTGAAAGTGCATCAGTGCCACCAATTGTTGTGCCAAAATCTATATTGTTTGAGTTTCCTCGTGGGCTAATGCCCTTTTTTCCAGCAACAGGGGCTTTGCCATTTACGATGTCAAACAAGTTCTTTGTAACAAGTGCCGTTGCACCTACTGCCGCAAGAGCAGTAACTGCAGTTCCAACGCTTACGCCACCTGTTGCAAGGGCAGTTGCAATTGCAGCTCCAAGTGCAGTTGTTCGCAGGATTGCCATTGCTGCAGTAATTCCTTGAAGCATCAAAATGAATTTTGCACCAGCATTGACTGCAAACATACCTGCGATTAAAATGGCCATAATTTTAACCGAGCCCATATTATTTGAAATCCAGTTAGTAAAATTGATGGCAGCGGTTAATAAGACAACTGCAGCGTTAGCAGCAAGAGTAAATGAAGCAACCAGTTTGGTTTGATTAGTTTCAACAAACTCGTTAATTGCAGGCAAGATTTTAGTTGTAACAACAGCAGCAAATTTCTCAAGCACTGGAATTAAGGCATACCCTAATTTGTCAAGGATTTGATTGAAAGCTAGTTGCAACTTAATCAATCTAAACTCTAAAGTTTGAGCGCGTTTTTCTGCCTGCCCCTTAAATGTTGCGGCAAGTTGTTTCAAAATTGCATCTAGGTCCTTTGCCTTGAGTGCATCTTTGTCAAGAGGCACACCAAGTTTTTTCAATGCGTCAACATTTCCACCGATGGCCTTTGCAAGTGCCAATGAAACGGTACCTAAATCTTTTGTTGAACCTGCAGAAATATCTAGTGCAAGGCCCTGCAATTGCTGAGCAACAGTTACATCTTTGGTTGCCTGAGTCAAAATCTGTAAGGAAGGAATCAATTGGTTGTTATCAACACCAACCAATAATTCTAATTTGTCAAGATAAGTAACAGTTGCTGCAATAGCTTCATCGGTTGCACCTGTTGTATTGCGCAAGGCAGTTGCCAAAGCAATTTGTTGCTTTTGATCTTCCATTGCGCCCTGAACAGCATCCTTGCCAAGTTTAATGGCAAACGCTGCAGTTGCTGCCGCTGCAACGCCAAATGCTTTTGCAGATTTGCGACCAAAAGCATCAAAACTTTTACCTAAGTTGTTGATGTCCTTTTGAGCAGCCTTTGAACCTTTATCAGAATATTGCGTGAGGATGCGGGCTACAATTGCGCCTGTTGCCATTTGCTATGCTCGCTCTCTGTTCAAATGTATCTGTAATTCAGCTTTTGCCTGTTCCAAAGCACGATTTACATTTGCTTGGATTTTGTCTCTGTCTTTATCTACAACGCGCCATACTACACGCGAAGCCTTGCCAAATCTGTTGCCAAGAGTACGCAGAAATTGCCCACTTGAAGATTGGGCAGTCATTCGCTTTGTACCCGATGCCACACGGCCAGCAACTTCAAAGATTGAACCTGCTGCAGACTTGTTAAGCAAAGCACCAGCGCTGGTTGTATAATCGCCACGAACTTTGCCTTCGGCTTTTGTCTTTGTAATTTTGCTTTTGATTTCGCCAGCGTTCCAACCTGGCCAACCTTTACCACCACGAACGCGGCCTTTGGCAGCATCTGACTTACTCCAGCCACTCATCGGTGGTTGATCTTGGATAATATTACGAGCATCTCTTTCAGCGCCAGCAAGTTCAGTATTGATAACCTTGTTAAAGCGTCTTACTGCATCCTTATCAAATTCTTTTAGGTCTGCAATAGTTTCTTTAATTCCAGTAAAAACAATTACTTCATCAGCCATTGGCCTTAGCTCGTTCCTTTAGATAAATCGTCATTGCTTCAAAGATGCCTTCAGGGGCATCAAGTAATTCATTGGGTGAAATACCAGTTTCGCAGGCCACCGCAGCAACCGTATAAGTTAGGCTGTTGCGGTGGATTCGAAAGAACTATCGGCTTCCAATTCTGCGCTGACAATACTATCTAAATACTCTGGACCGAAAAGTTTAACTGGTGTTCCACCATTATTTTGAGCATTAATTTGTTGGCATTTCCACGCCAGCCAATAGATGTGTTCAACTTTTTGTTGCTCTCCCAGTAACTTAGGCATACCAGCGCCAAAGTTTTGTTCAAATGCAACAATGATGCGAGGCGTTAACTTGTAAGAAGCCTCAACACCATCAGTTGTTTTTACTTTAACTGCTAATCCATCCATCTTTTCCCCCTTAGTAGATTATGAAATTGCTTTTGCAATTTGACCCGAAATAGGCCAAGTTGCTGAAACTGTTGCTAGTTCTCCCACAGCACCTGAAACCGCCTGCCATTCCGAAACAAGCGCGTTAAAGGTAAATTTTGGATTGCTTGCGCTAACTGTAGTGTTAACTGGGCGAATTTCCATTGCTACAACCAAACCAACAGTTCCATTTGTTGTGGTAGTTCCGTTAATTAGTTCTTCAAGTGCATTGTCTGCATAATCTTGATTGAACTCAAGAGTTACTGAGTTATCAGCAAGACCAGCAACACGAGTGCGAGCTGCACCTGTAGTTGAGATACCTGTGGTGTCAATAACATCATAACTGGTTGCGAGACTTACTGAGGTCACATATTGACTAATATCGTTACTTGCAAATACAACATAAGCATTTGTTAAAACTAAGCGCGCCATAATTAAACCGCCTTTGTGATTACGCCTGAGATCGGCCAAGTTGCAGAAATTGTGGCTAACTCGCCAACGGCACCTGAAAGTGCTTGCCATTCTGAAACAACCGCAGAAAAACTATAACTTGGGTTGCTTGCACCTACTGCTGCTGATGTTGGCTTTACTACACAAGTTACATTTGTTCCAACAAGTGATGAACCAACTGCGTTGATTGTTACTTCAGGTGCAGATGTTGCATAATCTTGATTAAATTCAAATGTAACTGAGTTATCAGCAAGGCCAGCAACACGGGTACGCGCCCCTGCTGAAGCCATACCTGTAGTGTCAACAACATCTTCGCTAGTTGAAAGTGACACGCTCGTAATAAACTCGCTGAGATTGATGCCGTTGATTACAACTGATGCATCTGTTAGGACTATACGGGCCATTTATTTTGTTTCCTCTACTGTTGCTGGTTTAGTTGTTACTGTTTTCTTGAGATGTTCACCTGCAACTAGGGCATTTGCGTTCAGTCCTAGTTCAAGCAATTCTTTTTCGGTGATTGATTCACCCTTTTTCTTCGCCTCGAAATTGTCCGAGGTAACTGTGTAGCTCATTTTTCTCCTTATCCCCAAACGGTGAGACGGTAACGGTATGAAAGAAACTCAATATCGCCTGATGAGTAATTACCCGCTTCGGCAGATGTGACACGCAAAGTGTTGCAAGCGCCACCAAGAGTTAGATCAGATTCAATTGCTGCCTTGATTGAGTAATCCCCGCTACCTGCAAGGTACTTATCAAGTTCGTTTTGGCCTGAACGCTCACTAAAGCGCTGAACCAAAACAACAACATCTAGGTTTGCCTGGTCAAGTCCACGGGCATTGTTCAAATCAAATGTAAAATCTAACTGGCCAACAATGGCCGCTGGTGCCACTGGCACTGTAGGAATTAACTCGTAAGTACGCATACCCTTAATAGTCTCTAGGTTGGCTTTTAAGCCGTTTCTAACCTCACTGGGTAACATTATACAGCCAAGCCATTGTTCTTGCGTAGGGGGCGCAGCAGCGCCTCTACATCGGCATCTAACTTGGCAGCCAATCGCACTGTTCCTAAATCTGTATTACCAGCAATTCCAAATGGTGACTGGTTACGCAGGAACAGGCGAGAGGCTTGAATTTTTGCTGCGGTCTTTACTTCGTATGGCACCTCTGACCATCCAAACACACCCTTAACCCGTATGGATTGAGGCAGGTTAAATGGGAAAACATAAGAGCCAACTGCCAAGAGGCGAGTCATTGGCCACCCGCGAGAAGGATTATTGACTGGTTCAAACATTGCATCGCTTGCATCCCAAACAGTGCCATACAAACGATCAAAGTTATCATCGGTTGCAATCTCGTTGATGCTTACAAAGTCATCAATCGGTGCAATGTAATAGTCGGTTGGTGTGTAATAACGAGTTGCTGGTGCCTGAGTGGTGCCATCCTTGTAAAAGAAACGGCCACAATAATCATCTATTTGGCGTGAAGCGGTTGCAATTGCCATTTCAAGAGCTGCATTGTCAATTGAATCCTCAAGATTGAGTGCATCTTTGACTTCATTCAGGGTTACATACCCGTTAGTGATCGCCACGCTTGGTTCTCGTTTCTACTTTGGGAAGCATTGCGCGTTCCAGTTGTGGAACGGCGGTAGCGGTTTCCTTTGATTTTACCTTAATTCTTAAAATTCTTTTTATGCGTTCCATATATCGTGCTGCCTATCATCTAACCAGTAGCTCTTTGAGTGAGGCAGTATCGCGCCAGTGTTGACATAGATTGGAAAACCTAGTGAGCGAACACGGCGGCAGAATTGTAAATCTTCGCCAATCCATTCACCGTTGATAGGTCCATCCCAAAACCAGCACCAATCTTTACCCTGGTGTGGGTCGGCATCTTCTCTGATTGCTTCCAACACGCTGCGGTGGATTAGCAAACATCCAGTACCTGCAGCATCTACTTGAAAAACTGAATCTTTATCGTACTTGTTAAGTGGCAAGAAACCTTCAGGGGCATCTTGAAAAATTGTTGGCACTGGTTGCGGGTATGGATAGCCTGTTTCAAAACTGGCAAATACCAACCCTGCTACAACTGGGCGCTCTTTATCGTGTGCTGTTTCAACTAGCTTATCAAATGCTTCAACAGATAATTGCTCATCTGAATCCATCATTAGTAACCAATCAGATTTGGTTTCTAAAAATTGCTTCACCAAACGATTGCGTTGCTTTGAAAGCAAACCTGAACCCTTGATGCGAATGAATGGGCCTAGTCGTGCTGATCGTGATTGAGCAACTTGAACCAAACTAAATGCAAACCCGCCGTTAACTGTTCCTGGGTCGCAACTGCCGATTGAAACTTTATGTGCTGACTTCATAGATTCCCCCGAATCATTTAAGAAGTAAGAGGCGGGTTAGTCGGGGGAGAAAAACCCGCCTCTTACAATTTTAACTTTCGATTAGAAAGTTGGTGCTACCAAACCAGTGCCTGAAATAATTGAGGCTGCTAGTGGGTAACGCTCTGCTGAGAAGGCACCGAAGCCGTACACAACAGACTTGATTGTTAGTGATGAAGCACCAGTTGCATCAAATGACAATGCGAATGGTGAACCTGGTTGCTCCCAAAGGTGCATTTCAGGTGCTGCTACGCAGTAGATTTCATCCTGGTTTGTTGCTGCGCCGTATGTTGTTCCAACATTTGCATCAGCAATGATTGGCAAGCCCATCATTGAGTAACCAGTGTTTGCGTATGCTGCTGCGCCTGCGCCTGCTGCTGTTGCGTTCATTGGTCCGTTAGCAGATGGAACTACTAGTGGACGGCCTGTTGTATCAACTGCTGCAAGCAAGAAAGCTAGGCGGCGTGGGTGCATAATCCAGTGTGTTGGTGTCTCAAAGACATTGCTTTGAATCTGCTGAATTGCATCAGCCAACTTTGGATATAGAAGTGCAACTGTTGGTGTTGTCGCAGTAAATGTGATTGCGTTTCCACCTGAGTTACGGATTCCCTTGAACTGGCCGTTTGAGCCTGTTCCGTTTAGAACCTGAGCATCAACTGTTGTGTGCCAAGAACGAATTAGGTCAGCAACAACGAATGTATCGATGCCTGTTCCGCGCTCGATTGCCTGGCGTGATAAGTCCTGCTGTCCAGCGATTGTGCGTACTGGAATTGAAAGTAGTGTGTCATCAGCATCTGTCTCTGAAACTGCAGTGTTCTGAGTTTCTTGAACTGCTGTTGATGTGCCTGTTGTCATACGGCTAATTTCCAATGACATACCAGCGACAGGCAAAGTGTGCTTGCTTGTTGCGAAGTCTGCAGTTGGACGGCCTGCGCGTGCAAATGGTGCAGCGAGGTCAACTAGGTACTGAGGAACAACTAATCCAGCGAAGTTTGATGTACCAACATCACGGCGCTCAATTGATTCTTCTTTTGTGTGGCGAGCAAGGCGCTCTTGTGCTGAGTAATCTCCACGAATCTGAGCGTTGAAAACATCCTTAACGAATGAAACTTCAGCTTCAGGTGCGTATGTGCGTGCTTCGCGTGTAACTATTGCTCCACCAACGCGAGGTGTAATTACTGCTGCAACTGATGAGCGCATTTCTGCAACCTTTGCATCTGCTGCTGACTGTGTTGCGAACTTTTCAATCTTTGCATCTAGTGCGCGTGCTTCTTCTACAAGAGCATCAACCTTTTCGGTTTCCTCTGCAGTAAGGTCGGTGCGAGATTCTGCGGCTACTGCCTCAAGAACTGCATCCATTTCTGCCTTAACTGCATCGCGGCGCTCTACTACATTGTCAAAATATGACATTTAGTGATCTCCTAATGAGTTGTGTGAATGTGGTTTGAGGTGGTGGCAATGCTCTCCACGGCGCTTTAAGGGTGTGGGATTTGCTCCGACTTCGATCTGCTACTTGTGCAGCAGAAACTTATTTTGTGTTGTTAACGATTGCTTTGGCTAAGCGCAAGGAAATTGAACGGCCTGTAGTTGCTACATCTGTTGGCTCTAACTCAACTTCAGGTTCTTCAACTTCAACTTCAACTTCTTGTTCAGGTTCGCCACCTGTAAGCATTGCCATCATTTCAACGGCTTTCATAATGTAATCGTGGCCTTCGCTCAAATCTTCAAAAATAGAATTTAGAACAACTAAAGATTCGCCTGTAACTTCACGGCCTTCTTTAACTGCATCAATTGCCTTGCGTAGTGCTTCGCGTGCCTCAACACTTGTTGTTGGGTAGGCAGGGTATGTAACCACTGAAACATCTCCATCTGCTAGTGAAACCTCTGTTAGTGTGCGTGTTGAACGATCTTCATTCCACTTTTGGCGGATAACACGAAACGCAAAACTCATTTGGTCAACATCTCCGCGCTCAACTAACTTGTACAGGTCGCGCCCCTCTGATGTGTCTGCAATTTCTGCATCCATAAACAAACCGCGCTCATCTTCAGTTAAAGTTAATGTGCCGTTCTTTGTACGAGCTAGTGGCAAACCTTCGTGGTTAATAAGCAAGCGCACATCAGGTGTTTCGCTCAATGTCTTGCGGAAAGCGCCAGGGGCGATAGTTTCCTTAAATGGTAATGGAACGCTGGCATCATTAAACACTGCAGCGTATCCGCGCAAGCGCATTGTTCCATCTTCGGCCTGTCGTGCTTCAACATCGCGCACTGTAAATGTACGGCGTTCAATCTTTTTCATTTTGCTCCTTGAGTTAACTTCCCCGCCTGGTTCAATATCTTCAGAAATTGAAACTGCAACCATCTGATCTATTGCATCTTGCTTGTTATCGTGGCAAACAATTGTTGTATATGAACCATCTGATTCTTGTTTTACCGTTGCCCATCCTGAACAATCGGATTGATTATTGCTGACAAAGTAAGGCATTACTTAACCTCATAAACTGCAGTTGGGTCGGCTGGGTCAATTGTTGAAATTTGTTGCAACTGACTTGAAGGCAAACCAGTGTGCTTCATATCAGGCAAGCCAACTGCCTGTGTTACTGCTGATGGGTCAAAGCCAACCTGAATCAATGCAGCAGCAATTTCGGTGCGTAGCTTGAGGCCAACATCCTTAGCATCTGAAGCATCAATGTTTTGTAGTGGCACACGGTACTGATCGCCCGCCTCAATTGGTGCCATATCTTCGTAAGCGTGAACATCGTTGAGTGAAAGGAATCCTTCACGCAATCCCTTTGTGTAAGCATCGTAACGCTCGTTTGTTGTACCGCGTAGCAGTGCATCAAGGTTAAAGCGAATGAATCCATCAGGTTCAGGCAGCAGTGTTGATAGTGACTGCTCAATTCGCTCCAAGATTGGGCGCAATGAATACTGAACGAATGAAAGGTTTTGTGCTTCAACTGATGCAAATGACATCGCACCCGCAACTGGATGGCCAAGAAGC